GTTCAGATAATCCGTGGCCTGTTCAGCCATCGCGATATCTTCGCCGGAACGTGGCACGAACTCCACGACTTTCTCCGATCCAAAGAACACACGCATCATGGACGGCAATACGGCTTGCACGGAATCACGCACATCACGGCTGACTACCTGGCTTCTGCCGTCTACTTCATTACCGAACGGATCACCTTTGTAGTACTTCGTTGACTCTGCCCGAATTGGGCTGATGTCATCGTCTATGTACTGGATCGCGTCTGTGATGTAGGAACGAACTGTGGTTTGCAGTTCTTCCTCCGTCATCCCGATCCCGGCTTCGGTTTCAGCTTGGTCGATGTAGGCCAATATTCGCTGCTCGCAGAAGAATAGTCCACTCGAACATATTACGATGGTCGCTACTGTTCAACAGTTAAATAGAAAAAGCCCCGCCCGAGTGGACGGAGCTTTACCCTAGCAAGGAGAAAGCGATGGGGTTTGAAATAAGAAAGACCCTGAGACACAACTGGACGGGTTGCGTAAACGCTGCCCTTGATAAGAACAGTTTACAATCGAACCTCAGAAAAATCTAGGGGCACCGCCTTGGTGACAGTCAAGGACTACAGTGTGTGGTTATTTAAGTTGGGCCGTGGGAGGTAACCACCAGCCGAACCCCCTAGACTATTCCCGCTATCGCTCTTCTAATTTTACCCATACGCCTGCTTGATCGACCACCGATAGCCGTTCCCGCATCAGACGCAAACGTAAGTACGAACGCATCCGCAGAATCTGGACTCGCTACACCACGTTTCTTTAGTTCTGCCTTAGATTCAATTTTCACTCTGCCACTAGATGTATAGGTATATCTAACAGTTACCAATTCTGATTTCAAACGATCATCGTTAGGCAACTTTACATCTCTGCCTTCAAGCCAGTTCTTTGCTTTATACCACAACTCTGCTCTCAAGTTTAGGTAGTGTTGCCCCATAGCAGGACTCTCGCTCACATTGATTGCATAGGCTGGAAGTCCCATCTCGCGCAATCTGTCCGCTACACCAGCTCCTAGACCAATCGCGTCTACAAATATCTCGACAGGTTTTTCCTGGCATTCATCGTATTCGGCTTTGATCGCTCCAGTAAGCTGCATCGTATCCAGATTTCTCCACAGTCTAATCGGCTCTGTGATCGCATTTCCTTTTCGCTTACAAAGTGCTGATGAATCTGCACCGAATCGTGCTACATCCACGCCCCATATCGTAGATCCTAGTCTCACTGGTTCGACATCTCGATCAATTGCGCTTGCGATCAACTCCTGTGAAATCACCGTGTCATCGTCACCGCGTGGGAATTCTCCCAGAACACGTACACGATAGGTGTTGGATTCTTCACCATAACGCAGCCGACACTCTTCGATGTATTCATCTGATACCCGGTTACTCTCTTCACATGACACATGAAATGTATTCCATCTATCTGCCAGTTTATGAAACGTATCGTAGAAATATCCACTAGATCTTACCGGGTTCCCTGCCAGTACCATCGTAGCATGATGCGCCGACATCGAACCCCCGGCGGCTTCGTATACCTGTTCCGGTACACCACTCGCTTCATCACAGATCAAAAGAACGTGTTCTGCATGGACACCCTGTAGGGCATCAGGCTGTTCAGCCCTAGATGTACGTGCTGAGATAAAATTGCGCTGTGGATCTTCCGCGAGTTCTATCCTGTCGGCCCGTACAGTAAACATTTCACGGAAACCTTCAGGTGCCTGTTTTAGCCAGGATTTCGCTTCCGGTAGAAGAGCATCATGCAACTGAGCTGACGTAGGTGCGGTAATAACCACTTTCGCCTGATAGTGAACAGTGATCCACCAAAGCGCGAGCCAGGACAAACAACTCGTCTTACCTACCCCGTGCCCAGAACGGATACTTACCCCACGGTTTTGTTTCGCTACAGCAGCCATCACTTCAGACTGCCATTTGTCAGGTTGGGCACCCAACATTGTATTCACGAACAGCGTAGGGTCTTTACGATACTTTGCTATAGGAAGATAGAAGTCCACTAATGCTTCACATTCGCCTTGAGAGCTTTCAAGTGGCGTTTAGCTGCTTGAACCGTTTTATGGGTGGTAAGTTTTCTCCAGCCACGCGGTCGCTTGACCTGAACCGTCTTACCTTTGAGTCGATACGGCATCTAGTTATTCATTTTTGAAAACGTATCGCCTGACGATCTACCCATATTCTACCTTGCATATACATCTCGTCACCCTTACCAAAGAATGTATCTATGACATACTGATATTCTTCTTCGTTCATAAATTTTTCAGCTTTTCTTTCATGTTTCGCATTAACAGCAGGATAAAGCAGGCATCCCTGATTGTCTTTGGCAGAGTACACACGATTCAGGCCATTCGATACATACGCTTCCGTTCCTCCCTGCTGCCACTCAGGATAGATACCGCGTTTGTTCAAATCCATCATTGACCTACAGATAGCTTTCCTTACTTCTGCCTTCGTATGTCCCACGCCGTCTGATTGCACATCCTCGACAATCGCTGCAAAATCCAATGTGTCGGCTCGTAAGATATCTTCATCTGGAATGTAACCACTGGAAAAGGAATCCATTTGTTCCGACATATTAACTCTCCATCAGGTTTGTGAAACTTTCGATAATAGTATCAAGTTCTGGTAGCCAGCGGTGTTTGGGATTCAGTTTAGCAAGATTACTTCTATTCTCCACAACTACCGACCGAGTAGCCAATACAATTTTAAGATCGGCAGGAATCGGAGGCGGCAATTGCGCCACTGTTGCTCCAGCCAGATCCCGATCATACTCATCACTCGACTGCGCCAGCACCTTTACGCGAGTACGTTCCGGCTGATCCATAGCCACAACGTGTGATGCCATAGCCAGCTTTTGGGTGTGATTCGTTTTCGCTTCATTGATTAAATCGGACAGCACACCGCGATCATCCTCGTTTATCTTTTTAAGTGCCTCGTCCAACTCAGCACTCTCGACTTCCTTCTTCGCCTCTGTCAACGTCAGTGTTCCATTGATGACAGGTTCTACGAGTTCAGGCTTACGCTTTCGTATCTTCTTAGCTTCCTGCACATACTGATGGTTCGTCTGGAAAGTTTTAGCGGCGTTGTCGCGGGATTTGGAACCTTGTGCAATTGTTTGCACAATGTCACCCAAGTCCGTTCGCGTACCCTGCCTTTCGCGAGCTTCTGCTTCCAAGACATCCAAGATATCTGGGTCTGCCGCGAGCATAGCACGTTGCTGACTTGTGAGATGTCTGCGCTGAAGATTCGTCGAGATAATCCACTCGCCAGCAGTTACACCATCAGGGGCATCCCATTCTATCTCCACGGGTGCAATGTTCAACTCATCACAAGCCCTGACACGATTGCGTCCATCAAGTAGTTGATTTTCATGGATCACTACAGGATGCAGTTGACCACGATCTCGTATGTCCCGAACAAGCTCTTCGTAATCGCTACCAACCAACAACGGAAACTTCCCTGCTACCGGATGAATCTCGATCATAGTTATTTCTTCAGTGAAGGATATTTTTTGTAGACCGCTCGTCTGACCTTCGACTTCTCACCATCAGTACCGTAAGCAGCAACCATAGCCAATGCGTTTCTAGCATGGCTGATGTCGTTTATCGGATAGGCTCGCTTGCTAGGGAGCGCGAAAGACTTCGTTTTCAACTTCTTCCGTTGCTTCGTGGTCAACCTTGCCATCAATCCTCCTGAAGTACGGATGCTCCTTCAAAGTCTCAGCACAGAACACACAGGTCAACCAGAGATACGTCACCTTCTGCCTCTGATTACAACCATCACACACCACCCAGTTGTCCATTTGGGCCTCCCACATAAGTAGTTCTTTTTGTTTATACTGTATTTATATTGATAGCGCACCCTAACAAGTACCACTAACAAGCCTAATCAGTATTACAAAATTTTTTCAGTTAATACAAGGGCTATCAGATAATACAGCCACTAACAAGCCCCAGTATCATGCCTGTTAAACAGTAGACCCCTCCAGTTTTTCCAGCTCCATAGCATTAGCCAGTTTGGTTTTCTGCCAGGGAAGCAAACTAATATCATGGTCCTCTAACCAACCGATAACAGCATCACCATCCAATGACGTAGACTGCTCATGTAAAGCCTCAGATGCTTGAATCATTAGTATACGATCCAATTCACCATAAGGTAGAAACTTTGCTCTGCTGCGTAGACGGCCCGA